AGTAAGGCCGCTTAACGGTCTCCTTCAACTTGCGTATATAAAAATAACGCAAGTTCCGGTAACCGTAGCGATATGCCTCATTTGCCTTGTCGACTAGCTTTTGCAGACGGACATCTTCATCCACGTCGGCGTACTTACGACTCACACGCATTGGTGTGACGTCATATCCATCACAGTACTCGCCTCCGCAACTTTCGCGGAACCAGCAAGTTTGTTGATAGAATGACTTATCGTAATTTACTCGGAAACCTAAAATACCGAGTATCCGCATGACGCTCTCTGCGCATTGCGTAGGGACAATGATGTCATCCCCGTAAACAGAGTATTTCCCGGGGAATCGATGGGCCCGCGTCACGTGCTCGCAAACGGAAGCGAAGATAACTGTCTCGACTGGGAAACATAATGATGATCCCATCGGTGCAAATTTCTTTAGCTTCAAAACTTCCCCATTGGGAAGTCGCGTCTGACGCGACCTGGTTACCATTAAATATCTAAGTAACCAAGTTCCGCGAAAGAGTCGTTTAACGAGCTCATAACTAACCGAGTCGCTTGCAGCACTCAGATCAATCGTCGCGAAATCGCGATTCAGTGACCCTTGTTGAGCAAGCTTGCGATTCCTCTCCTGTTCCGAGAAACCAATGTGGTCCCTCAGGTAAGAAGAGTTCTCGACCCGACGTTCTATCTGGTGCCATACACCCTGCTGGAAATATTGCAAGGTTGCCGGCTCCATAGAGATTGTCCGAAAAGATTTATAACTCTTCGGCACGAAGATGGTCTCCGATGTACGATCTAATTGTGTATCGTGCACCATCGCCCACCACGGATCACCAAAGGCATAACAAAGTGCCTGATCAGACTTAAGATCTTCATATTTTGTCTGAATCGAACACCTGCCATGCCCGGCTACACCGCCTGGCCCATGTTTGGGCACAATCTCATCGGGTCCGTAGGGTCCAAACCAACGCCTAATGATTTTATTTAAGGCGTTCGTGATGTTATCCGGGAAATCCTCTTTAATTGAAGACTCCGTCCGGATATAATCATCAAGCATTTGCTGAGTTAGGTCAATGTCTTTTAATGACAGCCGTCCGGTATATGCAAATACTTGCATTAACCTTTTGGCTGCAAAGACATCCCCTTGCGATACCTTCTCAACGTCTGATCGCAATAAAGCGTACAGGTGAGGAGATATCTGACCGCAAAGGCCTTTAAACCCTTTGACAGTTTGCAGTCTTAACAACTGCAGACACTCGGCAAAGACATTATTCAGATCATAGACGTCCACCCTGGTTATATCATGCCAGAGTCTGCGTCCAGTCCGTTTAATGTCAGCGGGAGGTAGGTAACTTAAATCACACATTAACATCATCCATTGCTGGTAGACGTCTAGTGTAATTCTTGTGTCTTTGGGTGATAACACCACGCCCTTCCTACAAAGGACACCCGGAGAATATTTCTCCAGGCTTTCCAAAACATGGAATGTTTGGCTTGGTCTCATAGGTTCATGTCCTCCTTAGTGAGAATGTACGCATTGTATTATTATGCATGCGTTCAGGCCCTTTTTAAGTGCCTGCGTAATGAGACTGAATTTAAATTGAATTTTCAAGCTCATTACTTACAACTCACTAGAGACAAGCGAGCCTCTTAAAATTGCCTCGAGACGTGATGACGAAGTGTCACCAGTGTCGAATAGGCAACTCAGAAGTCTGCCCAGTCCGGTTTGCACGTCATCCGCCGTAATATTTGAATTGGCGGGAATTTTCATAACGAC